CTTTCATATCTTTTTTGAATAAACCAACTTTTGGATTTTCAACAGGAACGAATACAACATAATCTGATTTAGTTGAAGACCATACACTTTCTTCTAATAAGAAGTTCATATTTTCTTCTAACCATTTAGCCGTATTACTTTCTTTGTTTAACTGCATGATACGGAAATACTTTTCAGAGTGCTCAGGGTGAATACCCGAAGCTGTACCTAATACAACCGAGGCATTACCAGATGGTTTTACACACGTAGTTCTCGCAGCTTGATTAATTCCAATTACCGCAGCTAATTCTTTATTTGCATCTTTCACAACTTGTGCACCCTCTTCTAATAATTCGGCATTAAATAATTTAGGGTTATTCATCCAACCTGTAATACTAACACCTAATAAAGCCTCTCTTTCAAAGATTGCCTTACTTGTTTCACCTAAATAAGGGAAGTTAGTGTAGCCTGCTTGTAATGTACCTAAGAAAGACGCATCTCTACAAGCCTTTAAAAACTTTTCTTTTGTTGTGGCCTTTTCTGCATTGATTTCAGTTAAGTTACAACCTTGGATTCCAAACTTAGATTTGTTGTCTTTTACATATTGTTCAACTTCATCATATTTGATTTTACCAAAATCGATTGTATCTAATACTGGTATTTTTAAAATTTCAAAACATGGGTTGAACATATCAAACCAACTGTTTGCAAACACGAAACCAATATCATTTGCTCCGTCATTTAATTGAACTAAATAATTAAATTGTTCTTTTTTAACTTCACTTCTTAATAATAAAACTGAGTTATTACTACGGCCTCTTTGTGGGTTTTCCATTCTCCAATTACCAGTCTTAGCGTGAATCATTTCATCATCATTAGGGTCAACAATCATATTCAACGCTGAACGTCTAACTCCTCCTGATAATACCGCATCTGCCGAATGACAAATAATATCAAACGCTAAGATAGGACGAATTTTTTCTCCTTCATTTGTTAACCACTTTTCAATTAAAGATTCTATTTTTTCTAATGATTGTTTTAAACCTTCGGGGCCGGGTGCTTTAAAACCACCACTGATGAACGCACCTTTCTCACGAATTAAAGAATAATCTAATTTAACTTCATATCCAGCATATTCAGGGAATGGTTGATCGTCAACAAAATAAGATGATAATAATACACCTAATGCGTTTGCCCAACCTTCAATTGAATCTTCAATATAAAAAGTTTTAGTACCTAATGTTCTCTTTTGTATTTTACTTAAATTGTTTACAAAAGGAATTAATAATCCTCCACCAAATCCACAACCAGATAACGCCAAATAGAAAATCTCTTGGAATACTCTGTTACGAGCAATGTGACCTGATGTACAGTTAAACATTCTCGTGTTATGTTTCATAATTTGTTCATGTCTGTATTGTAAGTTTCTTTGTGAAGCTAATACCGCCTGATCTTTCATACTCTCAACAGCAGATTGTAAATATGGTTCAATTGCCTCAGCATAATCCACATATTTTTTTCTGTGTCCATCAATGATATTCTCACACGCATCTTCCCATGTTTCGTATCTACTTTTATCCTCTAACCATTTGAAATAATCTGAGTGTAACTTCAAGTCACTCAGAAACTTTTTACCTTTCTGCATTTGTTCTTTTTACTTTATGTTTGTGTTTATTAATTACTTACTTGCCACTTGTTGTCTCCTCTTAAACGCTTCGGCAGCTCTGTTAGCGTTTATCTGAACCTTTTGCTCTTCATGTCCCAATAAAGTGTTTTGAGACTCTGTATCAATAAGAAGAAACTCGTTATTGAATTTACAGTTTTGGAAAACAACACCATCTCTACCAATACGTGATTTTAATAACGTAAGTGTTGCCAAATTATGATCTTTTTGTTCTAATGTTTTACCAATAGACAATATAACGTGAGCAATTTGTGCTTTCTTAATTGATCCACCCATTTGATCTCCAGTTACTACTTCACTTGAAATTGACTCACGGTTACCTTGTGTTGCCGTCCATATTGCCATTTCAAATTCTCCTGTCATAGATTCTAAACTTCTCATAATAGAACCTTCACCTTTCCATTCTTCACCATTTGCCGATTTGTCAGTTGATATACAATCAACATAATCTATTACCAATAAATCAACTTTTTTAGTTCCGTCAGAATTCATCTTTCTGATTTTATTTTTAATCTCAGAAACGGTTACATTATCACTAGCCAATTTTAATAACTTCAAACTACCCTTAGATTTAGCCTGAGCCTCTTCTACTTTTGCTTTAACTTCTTCCTTAAATTCGGGTTGAGAGTCTGGTGCAATTTCAGTCCAAATCGTATAGTGTTTTCTTTTAATATTACCCGGATTATCCTCAAAGAAAATTTGTACAACATTATAACCTAAGTTATAAGCGGTGTTCGCAAACTTTGTAAGTAAGGTAGTCTTACCAGTACCCGTAGGTGCTAATACAACCCCTAATTCTCCAATCCCTAACCCACCTTTAAGTAAGTTGTCGATTCCCACGATACCTGTCGGTAATGGGTGTCTAAAATCCTTTTCTAACGCCCCATCAATATCATGAAATACATCCGTTGCTTCATCGTTGGAAATACCAACTTGTAGTGCCTTTTGAATGATTTCCTCAATCTTATTGTAAGCTTCAAATTCACCACTTTCAATAATACTCTGTACACTCTTTAACTCTCTTTTTAAGTTTTGTTGTTTACAGAAATTAAGTGCCGTATCTTTTACATACTCAATTTGAGATTCATTATTTTTAATTGCTTCTAATGTATCCACATGAATTTTAGAGGAATCTTTGTTACCACCTTCGGCCATGATTTTCTGTGCCAATGTATTGTAATCGGGGATTTTGTTGTAATTCTTATACAACTCCTTTGTGTTTTCCATAATAAATCTAAATGAGTTATTATCAAAAAACTTACTCTCTAATACATCAATAATTGTTTCTCCGTACTTCTTATCTTCAATAATTGCTTTGATAAGGGACTGTTGAAACGAAAATCCCAAATACCCAAAATTCCTTTCTTCCATAGTGTTTATTATATATTGTTTTTTCTTATAATTCGTATCCTAAATAACTTGTTTCCAATTCTTCCGAAGACAGGATGTCCGTTAGATCGGAAAGAATTCTCTTCAATCTTGGACGGATATCTACTGTGTATCTCGCCTTTGGATGATATACATATGCGGGAAACAGTCTTTGAATAAATACGTCGTCTCCTAGCTTAATTTCTAATAAAAAATGTTCTTTTTCTGTTGTTGCCGACTCATCCACAACCTCTGAATTGAGGATATAGTTTTGATTCTCACATAGATAGTTGGAACTTTTTATTTTCAAATCTTCCATAAAATCTTCACAAATATTTTTTACATAATAATGAAGATCCATTGAACGTCTAGCTTGATCAACATGATCCCTAACGTTAAAAAATCTTTGACATACGATATGTCCTTCTAATGACAACAAGAATTCAAATTTTGTTATGTTGTCTTGGTTTTGGTAATCTCTACTCATAGGGTCTTACTTTAATTGTTTTTTTTATATTGTTGTTAATATTTTTTTCTTTTCTTGTTAATCTTAGAAAAGGGTTTAAAAAATTTATCCAAGCGTCTTCTGATTTTGGTAGAACGTTGAAGAGTCCGTCCTCTTGCATCATCTTCATCGCGTTTTTATATGATCTACCTTCTTGGTCTAATGATTCATTTATCAATAGGTTAATAACCTCTTTCGCTTCATCCGTTAAAAACGGTTCATCCAAACTTACAATTCTATTATTTACGTCGAAGAATTCCTCACCAAGAACACCGTGTTTTGTTACACCTGTCAATAAGTTAGCTATTAACTTATTATGTTTGTCTTGTTCAAATAATTGGTTACATCTATCTTTAACCTGATCAACTGTAATTGGTTGATTTTTTAGTTCAGGAACCAAAGACAAAAATCTTTTAAGTCCCATTCCTCTTATTCCCGCAATGTTATCTGATGAGTCACCACATATCATTTTAACCAAACGAACATTCTCAATGAGGATTTCTTCGTGATCGTAAATGATTATATCGTTCTGTGAATATAATTTCCTGTGTGAAGGATTGTAAACTTGTGTGTTTTCTGAAACGAGTTGAGTTAAGTCCCCGTCTGATGAATAAATAATTTTTCTTTCTTCGGGTGAGTTTTGAGTATAGTAAGCGATGTTGTCATCAGTCTCACAATACT